CCGCTTGCGCTCCGAAGTCAACCAATCCCTTCATAACATTCTTGATCATATCTGCCCCAGCATTATACATGTCATCACTCAAATCAGTAATGGATTTGAGGATTCCAGTAGCAATCTCAATAGCTTTGTCGATTATTGGCTGTAACATATCACCCACCGCTTTGAGAATAGTATCAAAAGTTCTTTGAACAAATCCAGAAATTTCCGTCCACGCTCCAGACCAATCACCATTTAATAATTTTAGTGTTGTTTTAAAAGTTGTACGAATTGCATCAAGCGCAACTTTAATTATAAGTTTAATTGCTGTAAAAGCAACAGAAACGATATCACTAATAGTATCCCATGTGGTGTTCCATATCTCTGTGATTTCGTCACCGTGCACCCTCCAGAATTCTTTAACGTCTGCTATAAATGTTGTAACAGCTTCTATTATAGTAGTAAGAATTATATCAAAAGCTTTGCTAATTATATCCCATGCGGTGTTCCATATCTCTTTGATTGTTTCCCCGTGCTCTTTCCAAAAATCTTGAGCAGCTGTTATAAATTTTGTAACAGCTTCTATAATGGTAGTAAGAATTACATCAAAAGCTTTTTTAATTATATCCCATGCGGTGTTCCATATCTCTGTGATTTCGTCCCCGTGCTCTTTCCAAAATTCTTCAGCATCTGTTATAAATTTTGTAACAGCTTTTGTTATAGCAGTAAGAATTACATCAAAAGCTTTGCTAATTATATCCCATGTAGTGTTCCATATCTCTGTGATTTCGTCCCCGTGCACTCTCCAAAATTCTTCAGCATCTGCTATAAATGTTGTAACAGCTTCTGTTATAGTAGTAAGAATTACCTCAAAAGCTTTTTTAATTATATCCCATGCGGTGTTCCATATCTCTGTGATTTTTTCCCCGTGCACTCTCCAAAATTCTTGAGCAGCTTCTATAAATGTTGTAACAGCTTCTGTTATAGCAGTAAGAATTACCTCAAAAGCTTTTTTAATTATATCCCATGCGGTGTTCCATATCTCTGTGATTTTTTCCCCGTGCACTCTCCAAAATTCTTGAGCAGCTTCTATAAATGTTGTAACAGCTTCTGTTATAGCAGTAAGAATTACCTCAAAAGCTTTTTTAATTATATCCCATGTGGTGTTCCATATCTCTGTGATTTTTTCCCCATGCTCTTTCCAAAATCCTTGGACTTTTGCTATAAATGCAATAATTCCAGGGACAGCCCCTTCTATTGTAGTTGTGAAGTTTTGAATCCCTAACGCTATATTATCAAATATCCCTGTTTGATCATTTATTTTTTTGCCCATCTCTATGAAACTTGTCCCCATATTGGTTGTGGCTTGTCCTATAGTAAGTGGCATAGTCGAAAATTTATCGTGCACAGATGCAGACATCTCATCAAGAGTTTTTTTCATTACGTCCCTGGTGATAAGCCCCTGAGAACTCATTAGTTGTAGTTCTCCTGTTGTTTTGCCTGTAGATTTGCCCATAGCAAGCATAAACATAGGGAAAGACTCGCCTAATGATCTGAACTCATCCCCATGTAATTTACCCGAAGCATACGCTTGTGATAATTGTAACATTGCAGAACTTGCTTCTCCCGTGGTTGCTCCAGATAACTGCAACCCTTTTTGTACGGTTATCAGCATCCGCCCCGTCTCTTCTGAAGAGATCCCAAGTTGCGAATTCACCATATTAAATCTCTGATACCCGGAAATAGTGGAATTCAGAGGAGATCGTGTGTCTTTTGCAATATCCGCTAATTTTTCAAAATTAACGTTTGCTTCTTCTTGTGATCCTGAGAAAGAGAGTACTTTATTATTTAAACTTTGAATATTATTACCGTAGGCACCTATCGCAACACCGGCAATAGGCGCGGCGACCGCCATATAATTTAATGCTTTTTTACTTGCTTGTGTTATCCCTTCAAAAGATTTTCCTATGGAATTACCGCTATTTTTTCCTGTTTTTGATAGCCCGTTTAATTTTTGAGATAAAGCGTCCAGTTTTTTACTCGCATTATCTCGCAATTCTGCAATAAGATCTAGTCTTGATTCTGCCATGTTATCTATGTAGTTGAGAAGAAGATTTTTTGTCTGTTGTCTTTGCTTTCATTTTATCAACTTTATTCTCTATGTCCATGCACTCCATGAACATTTCTACTTTTGCCCATGGCAACAAATACACCATAGCCCCGAATTTTGAGACCATAGTGTATTCATTGTATTGAGAGTTTCCCTTTATTCCCATTATTGCTTCCGCTATTTTTTTTTATCTTCTTGCGTTGTTTTTTTCTTGTGTTGTTTGCTAAGTTCTTCGTAAAGGAAATTCCCGTCGTCAAGTTCTAGTAATGCGAGGGATTCCATACTTATAGGCAAAACATGCCCGTCTTTATCTGTAGCGTCCCAAGACTTTATGCCAAGAGTAAGAAGCAGTGATTTTTCTTTGCTTATAACAGATCCGTTAATTGTATTAACTACATCTTTCCCCGTTTTTAACTCCATAGAAGAATTTATGGCGTCTTCTATAGCTGTCACGTCGCCATAACTAAGCCCTATCTCGCATGTAATTTTGGAAACTGGTAAAATAATTTTGTTTGTTCCTAACTGTTGGAGAATTGGCACAGAGTAAAAGTATTAATAATTAATAAGTTGATATAGAATTAACGAGTTTAATTCTCGTAGACCAGTTTTTTCTGATTGCGTTTGCACAATCGTTATCTTTAAAAATTGTAAACGGGATTTCTTGAGGGATAATATTATCTTCCTCGTTACTAGGTGAGAACTCGCCAAGAATAGAATTTGAAAAATCTATTTCAAGATACGCTTTTTCGCTGGCGTCTCTTCCGACTATATTCGTTCCTGAGCTTTTGATCCCTAGATTTGCGTTATCTTCCGCCGCAATAAATTGTGTCGCTCCTGTCCCCACCGCTGCCGAAGCAATATCAGAAAGAGCGTCTAGGAGTGCCGCGATAGCTGTTCCAGTATTACTGGCAGCTGTTGCATTCGCAAGAAACACCGTGTAATTATTCCCTGATTTAGTTACGGCTAGAGTGTTATCTGCCGCAATCACAAGCGTGACGTTGATATCATTGCTTGCCTTGCCTGCAGTACTAGCCGTCACACTAAACCCATTACTTGCCCCCCATGTAGAAGAAGCGGCAACCGCTGTATTAGCAGAAAGAACTTCAGTGCCCAACATAGTTACACGTAACGGGAATTTTGCATTTTTTCGGAGAAGATCAAGGTACGTTTCTGAATCGTAGTATTTTGTGATACTTCCTTCAGCTGTATACCCCTTCACGATCATTGCGTACGGGAATCTATTGATCTCGTTGCCTCCTGATCCGTAGCGTGCTTCTACTTCATTTCCTAGAGACAAAGTAAAATCTTCTACAGTCATTTCTGCCGTATTGTCAATATCCGCCCCAGTCTTGAATACAGTTCCATGCATAAACTGGAAGGGATCACATTGTGAATAGGTATATGTTGTAGCCGACTTAATTACTACAATATCACCCACATCTAACTGGACATCTATTGTCGCCACAGTAAGCGAAACCTCACTATCTACACTAGTTATAGCAAGCTCTTTGACCGTTGTAAATCCGTCTGCCTTATCTAGTACTAAGATCGTGTCTTCTGCATGAAGACCGCTTGTCTGATCTACCGCTAACGTTGTCCCAGAATTGACTGCACTTGTAACTCGCGCATTCTGAAATACTTTTCGAGGCGTACACGTAATAGTCGCCTGCATTCCGTTATCTGATTTACTGAATTCGATCGTAGTAAAATATACGCCAAAATACCTGTGTGCCCAAGGCGCATCTGCTCTTTGTGCGTCGATAGTATATGTTTTTGGTGTATTAGTTACGCTCCATGTATGACGGTAAGAAGTATTTGCGACTAATGTCTGATCTGTAGCGGCGCCAAAAATAGAAGTGAGGAAATGCCCTATCATTTTTTCTTCCACAAAAATAGTAATTTCTCCGCTTGTCTCGATCTGTCCAGCGATTGACCGCTGTCTTCTTTCTCTGTCTCCGGATATCTCGTTTATTTCTTGATTCGTAAAATTAGCTGACAACGTTTCAGAAATAATTCTGAAATAGTTTGTTGGGATTCCTGGCACGCTTCCTTCTGTTGTTTCTTTAATGAGAGAAGCGTATCCATAGTTACTATACGGGGAAAAATTAGGCATGATGTTTTTTTATGATATAATAATTATTTTTTCTTAGATGTTTTTTTATCTTCAGGAAAGTAATCAGCCCACGTTACTTTTTCCGTGATCGAACCGTCTGTCTGAGTAATGATTTTTTTTTCTGGGATTAATGCCATATGTGAGAATAAATAATTAAGTGCAAAGCGGTAACTGTTGTTGTCCCGTGATGGTCAGTGCAGCTGTCCGTATGTACGACCCAGCCCCTCCCGTTTGAGTATTATATTGTATCGTCCCTAGATTCATTATATGAACCGTTCCCCCTAAGGACAAGTCATTATTTAATGCGCCATAAATAGTGGTAGACGTAGGCAGTCCATTTGTCCCTTTTTCTGCCATGACGTTTACTAATTCCTGTAGATGCTTTTGAACGGATATACTCGTATCATCAGCCAAATAATCTTTTAATGTGATTTTTAAGGTGATCTCAATCGTAAACCGATAAAGCCTTAATCCGCCAGTCCCGTTTGCCTCGTAACTCTCTTCTATCGGCTCAATCGAGATAAACGGGTAATCAGTTTCTGCAGGCGCGAAGTTATCACCGTACAATATAGTATACCCAGACCCGACGGCTGTACTAATAAGGACTTTGATCGCGAGCAGTATATCATCCATTATTTGAGCAGTTTATCCACATAAATTTTAAACATTTTAAGTATTTTCTCTTTTGTGGTATTTGTCCACCTCATAATTTGTCTTTGTGGCATTTTGCTTGTTCCTAATTGGTGATAAGGATAATACGAAGCCCTATTACCTACAACAACCCTCGTATTTGTTTTTTCTTTTCTGTATGTTGAATTTTTAAGTTTACCTGTGCGTTGGAGAATTGGACCAGCAGAGAACCCAGAGCGTAATCTTTGCGCAATCGTGGAAGGTTTCAAGTTTGCCCATTTTTTTTCAAGGAAAGCCCCCTCCGTACCAAAATTATTATTTACGTTCCCCATCATTTCTTTTTCTATCGCGCTAAATACTGGGGAAAGATTATTAAGCCCTCCTTTTAGCTTAAGAATTTTTTTAATTGGTTCCCGTGCATCAATTCGAATTGTGAGCATTAAAATTGTTTATTTATAGTGATCTTAGACGCTGTATTATCTGCATTTGTACGGGAAGCAGTCGTAGGATAAAAACGTATATTGTCTTTAGTGTCTTGCGGTAATTCTTGTTTTGTCACTTCGTCCACGATACGCATTACAGGTGTTTTTATCCCTTGCAAACTTTCCAGCTGCATAAGTAATGCCTTCATGCGAGAAAATCCGTCTCTTGAAGTTCCTTCTGCTTCTACTCCGTATTCTTCTTGGAGAAGGAGAGCTGTAGCAATATCAGCACTGAGATATGATAAAGATGGTGGGTATCTATCTTGTCTGCTGCCAATCGTTGTAGTGATCCCGTTCCCGTCAGCGGCAGAAGTAATATTCACTTGAGCGTTTGCTTCTGTGACACTAGTACTATAAGAAATAAGTGTCACTGTAGCCCCACTTCCGACTATATCCGTGATGAAATCAGTACTACCCTCTACCGCCTCCCTGAACACATCAGCCAAATCAGAAGCAGTCAAAGCA